ATCAAAATCAGAAGACTGTACATAAGAATCAATAGCCACATTCGTACCGCTTGAAACATCATCTGTACCCACTTCATGGTATAACAATCTCCCGTTGTAATCGGCTGCAATCGGATTAGGAATGCCGGAATCCATCCAAGCTGTCCTTGCCATCGTGCCATAATACCAAACTCGGTCTAAATAGTTGTATACCACATACTTATCAATCGTAGTGCCATTACTACTATTACTTACATAAAACCACCAAACTTCGTTGAAACCCTCGTTTGCTCCAGCAAAGACTTGGTATGACTGACTCTTATTAATATCATCAAAAATATACTGACGTAAAGAGCATGGTAAGGTTTCAACCCGTCCTGAATACATATAAAACTTTTCTAGCCCCATCCAGTATGTGACGTTGTTAACCGTAATCATGGCATTCGGGGACATAACAGATATGTTATCCATTAAGATATTAAAACCCCAGACATATGGCGCACCTAGATACTGCATTGAGTATAAGCACGAATCAGTCCATACTAGAATTTCCTGACGGGTTGCCCTTGCACCCATGATATACGAGCCGTTTGATAGCCGGAATTCACCAGATTGGTTTGTTAATTGTGGAACCCACTGATACGCATTAGCCTGATCTGACCAGCGAACTAACATAGGATCAAATGCACTTCCTGTTATACCGCCGTTATAGGAGTTAGCACCAAACATAATGACAAACTCTTGTATAGCTGAAGCAATAATTTGGTTTGTAGCCGTAGGCACATATTGCCCTGAGTAAGATATATTGTAATTACCTGAACTTGGAGCAGTTGTAGTTGTAGTAATAGGAACAGTAGTAGATCCCTGAATATATGTTGAGGCTACTTGAGTATTAGCTGGAAGCCCTGTACCTGTAATATAACAGCCCGGAACTAAATTAGTTACATAAGCAAGGGTAATTGTTGTAACACCGGACGAAAATGTAGCCGTTGTAGTGTACAGCGTAGTCGTGTTAGCCAATGAAGCCAAAGATACTGCACGAGTACCTACTCCACCAGACTGCTGCCAGTAATAGGGTACGCCACCACGCTGAGCAATGAGCAAATCTTGACCAAAGTTATCATTAGACCAAAGCAATAACTGTTGAGCTACACCGCCAGTAGATGATGCAGTCCCCCAACCACTAACGCCCCAACCACCTGCGCCCCATCCAGTACCAATCTGATAGACGTTTAATCCGGTATAAACCTGATAAGCTGCTGTTACCGAGCTTCCGCCGCCTGTTGTTGCACTTGTGGAAAACGCACCAGATATGCTAACTGTATAAGAACTGGAACTAAGTATAGTTACGATCTCTTGCTGGGCATTAATGTTTGCAGCGGTAAAGTTATCAACAGAGGTAGACCCACTAAATGTAACAAAGTCATTCTGTGTAGCACCGTTACCTGCATCGGTCACCGTAATTAACGAACAACCTACTCCCGCACCAGATGTATGGCTAGCTGCTGTAGTGCCATTGTATCCACGGGTTAACCCTACTAATGTACTGCCAACTACACCGTTATAATATATTTGTTCCGAATCAATATTAACAATCCCCGGGGAATTAGGGAAAGAAGCGGCAGAAGTTAAAGTAAGGGATGAAGTATTGGTTGCACTTAGGTTTGCGCCAAGCGTAGTATAGGAAGTAGAAAATGGATTAGAGCCAAGTGTATCGGTTTGTCTGATTGGCGTAATATCATTGTATGCACCATTTTGATAAATATAGTACTTGAGGTTTGTCCCTACGCCAACGTAGTTATTTTGACCATCAAGACTTACCCAGTTCCATAAGGATCTGCATACACCCAAGAATTGGTTTGCAACAACCTGAACCCACCCGCCGATTTTCTCAGGAAAGCCAGAGCGAAATCTTACTTTGTCGCCATCATACCAGCCGCCCTCGTTAGAGTAATCTGTACCCTCACGATTAAGCCCCGGTCTGAAAGAAAGTTTTTGCAATGCCATGATTATCCTTATGCGATAGTGCCGCCAAGCTTTTTATAACGATCCAGCAATACGTGCAAATCATTCTCGTGCTGACCGTAACCAGCGCCTGGAAGCGATGCCCAAATGTGACGACACTTATCTAGTGCTATTCCAATATACCCAGCCTCTACATCTGCTAGAGCCTTGCATTCTTTTATCTGCTGGATTGCAATAGAATCCTGTGATTCTGGGCTAAAGTCTTTTAAGTCAAGTTGCTTTTTATAAACGTCGAAATATCGTGCGAGGACCTGATAGCGTCCAGCAGCAGTTGATGCCAAGCCTTGGCGTAGTACAACGAGCTTTCTTGGATGGTCTGCATAGCTGTCAAATAATCCTCCTCCGACGAGTACATCATATCCTCGATCATTCGTTTTTTGGATGCCATTATCAGTACCCTCCGAGTAAGCAATAGTTGAAAGCATAGCACTTAAATTTTTACTGATTTCCATTGCTCGCCTTTTTTAATTCTATGCATTTCCATTTGGCATCCTGCTTTTTAAAGTCATTGTTTATCCTCAAAAGCTTTTAAGTTAGGACTCATTTTACCGCCGGTGTCGAGTTGTACAACATCTCGTCTTTGTGTTGGCTTCCAGCGGATGAGCCAAAGTAAAAACTGATCACCCCAGTCCATGCCGTCCCCAGGCTTCCCAACATAATCATTAATGGATTGGATTCTTTAGCGTAGCCCATCATCAGCGCATACAAGATACTAAAGAACCCAGCAGTTACAGCAGCAGCAAGAATTGCAGGGATAGACGATTTTGTAGCCATCTGCATATCACGGGCTGACTTACGATCTTCCGTAGCTAACTGTTCAAAGTTAAGACCTAAAGCCTGTGCTTGTTTTTGCAATTCAATTTCAGCAACTTTAACCTGTGCTAATTGGTCAGCAGATAACTTGCCAGACTCAATCATAGACTGCACTTGGTTTTCAGGAACGCCAAATACTTTAGCTAGTGCTGTAACTGCAAGACCTGCCAAAGGGCCACCTAAAGCGGTAGCAATCGTAGGAGCAAGTTGCATTAACCATTCCATGATTAATCCTTAAGTTTTAATACAAGGTAAGAGTGCCACGTTAACTGGTCGAGTTTCTGATCCGCCATTGTTTTGAATGCTTATTCCTGTATTTGCTACATTTGTTGAGTTTGCATTAAAAGTGTAGTCGTTACCCCCTTGTACGCCCGATCCAGCAGGTGCGCCAAAACTTCCGTATATATGTGCGTGACCCGGATCATTAACGCCGTGGCTGTGGCTTCTGTAAGCATCCGATTGTGTACTACCAAATGCACGACCTGAGTCTACACCTCTACCATCATCATAACCTCGTATAAACTCACCACGAAGGTCGGGAAGGTTAAATGTAGTCGAGCCATCTCCAGCACCATATATTGTTCCAACTACAGAAAATAAAGCTGAATATGTGGAACGAGAAATTGCTGCGCCGTTACACTCTAAATAACCAGACGGTGCAGTGGAGGCGGCAAAATGAAATACTGCCCCTGTTGGAACAGAAGAGATTGACGAACCATTTACCAGTAGTTGTCCCGATCCTTTTGGTACAAGGTTAATATTTATATTTGTGTCACTACCTTGTGCAGATATTGTTGGAGCATTACCCGTAGTTGCCGCTGCTGTCTGCAAATAATTAACTGCTGACGCTGTGCTTGTCACGTTAAACTGAAGTGCGCCGCTACTATTTTGAAAGGCCGAATAATTATTTGCGGTTAAATAAACACCGCCTGTACCTTTGGATTGGATTACAATAGGAATGTTTGTATCACTACCTTGTGCAGATATTGAAGGTGCGTTTCCAGTTGTATTCCCTGACGCTTGAATGTAATTAACCGAAGAAGAAACAGTCGGAACATATAAAGACTGCGCCCCTGATGCACCACCTAGATATGAGTTTCCGTTAACAGTAAGCGATGTAAACGCAGCCGAGGTGGAACCCACTACGTTATTGCTACCATCGCAATAAATAAGCGTAATAGAATAGGATGGTATCGTAAATGCACTACCGCTGGATGTTTTAATGCTTAATGGTTGAGCAGTAGTATTATTTACCAAATACGTTTTGTTTACGTTTGGGATCGTAATAATTGCTGTAGATGACGGGGTTCCAGTAGCAACCAATACTGCACTACGAGCCTGATCTGTTGCACCATTTACAGTAGTTAAAGTAACTGCACCAGAACTAACATCTACAGAAGTCAAGCCACAGATAGCCTGTTCTAGCAACGTGCCTAAGTTAGTGTTGGTGTAGTTACCCCAAGTACCGGCATCTTCTCCGTTACCTAAAAGAGCAAGTCGTAAGTCGGTTGAGTAGGTGGTTGGCATTTCTATTCCTTATAGCTGGGAGTCGTTTATGACAGTCCAATTGGGGTTCTGTGAATCAACAATCTTAAACCAGCCTCGTCCAATAGAAGTATCAAACGTCACAACGGTTTCTATTACGGCTGAGTTATATTTTACTGTATTACTCTGTGTACTTGCAGGGGCAAAATTCTCTACCACGGCACGGCTGTACTTAGCGATATTGGTCTGGCTGTTGGCAAGCCCTGAGTTTTCCAGTACCGCCGAGTAAAGATTTTTGACGTTCGTTTCGGCATCTGTCATTGTCGAGTTATCGGTGCGGGTTACTACAAACTTAGCATTACCTACCTGTGCGCTCAGAGCAGTTAAAGCCTCTACTACCGCCGAGCCAAACTTTGCGCTGGTTGTAATGCGATCTAGCAGGGACGATGTTTCGGTTGTTATTACGTTGTACTTAGCCTGACCAAGCGTGTCTGTATCTGCCGGTGTAAACGCCTCAAGGACGGACGATATAAATTTAGCCGTGTTGGTTTCCGCATCAGCCATCGTTGCGTTTTCGGTAGCTGTAACAGGGTAGTAGTTGTAAAACACCCATCCGGTATTGTTAGACACGTTCGTGGTGTTGCGCCCTGCGTACCAAGTGTTAACTGGAGTCACGTTGGTATCTTGCAAACTCATGTAGTTACCGCCTAAGTTATGCCCACTTAGGTTGACGAAATTAGCTGCTGTTCCAGACGTAGAACTATTTACTGTAACTAAATTACCCGCTGTTCCGATGACGCTGAAGTTGTTAAAACTATGCGTTCCACCTGCACCAAAAGTAATAGTCGATGGAAACACCGTTGCAGTCATGTTCTGGTAAGTGTTGTTTCCGTTAATATAAAGAATACCTGAACCGTCTTGGCTAATGGTTGGGTAGTTAGCACCGCCGCCGTAAAATGTTTTATTGGTCGATGCAGTAAAACTTATTTTTCCTGTGCCAGATGTACTGAAGTTCGTACCTGTGTTGTTCCAGACAGCAGCGCCACCGCCAGAAGGAATGGTTATTGTTGCACCACCAAATACAATTGATTTAGTAGATGATGTCGGAGATAAAAAAGTACTGGGCGTAAAGTTGTAGCCATTTAAATTTAATGTACCGCCAGAAAGAGAAAAAACATATGTCGTTGTTGCAGCGCCCTGCAAAACAATTGTTCCCGGTCCAAAAATAAACAAATAAGTTTTAATGGATGTGCCGTTTGTCGTTAAATTTTGTGATGTAGCGGGTGCAAGCTGTATGTTGCCAGACGGACTATCGGTGAAAGTCATGGTGCTAGAAAGCACTAAATCACCCTGCAAATTCCATGACCCAGTAAGTGCGGAAAGCGTTCCGCTAAAGCCAGTAAAGTTAATGGTGTTGTAATAAGTACTTATACCAAGAGTAACCGTGTCCGTTCCGGCAGTGATGTAATAGTTAAGTGGGTAGGTTTGTAACCCTCCAGAAATAGTTCTGGTTCCGGTTGAACCGCTGTAAGTGAAGTAAAAATTAGGTGTTCCGGTGTAGGAAATATTTCCATTGTGACTAAATACTGTTGTGTTGTTTCCGGTTATGTAAATACCAGAAGTTCCAAACGCTATCGTGACAGCACTGCTATTAGCGCTAAATGCTCCGCAAGTCAGGGTTTTTCCGTTTAAACTTAATGACCCCGAATTCAAGGAAAATGAAGTGGTAGATGCAACAACTAAGTTACTTAAAAGGGTATATGTTGCGTTGCCTGAAGCTGTAACTGGAGCCGGAATAGTTACACCATTGGTATCTATATTTTGTATACCAGAAGAAGCAGCGAGGTATATTGGTCCGCTGTAACTTACTGTCGTAGAGGTAGAAATCCCATTTGGAATTGTTAATGTACCGTATACATAATATGCCCAGTTATCAGAACTTAATGTACCACTAAAACCGGTTAAATTAATTGAGTTGTAAACCCTGCCTGTCCCGTAAAAAATAACCGTATCACTACCCGCTGTAACACTAAAGTTTAGTGCGTTTGATTGAGTTCCACTTGTAATTCCAGCACTTATACCCCTTGATCCGGTACTGCCTGAATAAGTGCAATAGATAGCAGATGTTCCGGTATACGAAAAATTGGTTTGATTCCCGCTTTCCCAAATAGTTGTGTTGTTACCTGTTAGATATATAGCACCTGAATTAAATGCGATAGATCGAGTATTGGCGTTGTTTGTATTAAAAGCAAAAGTGGTTAAGCTATAACCATTCAAATTCAATGTTCCGAATGTTAAATAAGTTGTATACCCACCGGTTGCTGAAGAAAAACTACCATTAAGGATGTACGTGCCTGTTCCACCAAAATATACGTTTTGTTGCAAAGCAATGCCATTAGCGGTTATGTTTTGTGTGCCTGTGCCAATAAACTGAAAATTGTTTGCTGTCGCAGTTGTACCAACCATTCCGCTGTCAAACGTCAGATCGCCGTATATGTTTAACGAATAGGTTATGTATGTGCCTTTAAAACCAGTAAGGTTAAAGTTATTAATATTGCTTGCGCCGTTATTTGATACGGTGATTGAATCAGTTCCGGCGGTGACAAGAATGTTTACTGCATTACCCGCAGTTGCACCGCCCGATGCACCATGAAGGAATGATCTAGTACCTGTGCTTCCGCTGTAAGTAAAATAGACGTTTTTAGTACCGGTAATGGTTAATCCTGTGTTTGCTACAGTCCAAAGCTCTGCGTTGTTACCAGTTAAATAAATAGCACCCGTACCAAAAGCTATTGTTCTGGTAAAACTGTTGTTGCTAAAAAAATTATTGCCAATTGTTAAAGAGTTGTTATTTAAATTAAGTACCCCCGCATTAATGCCCCAATTTAAAGCACCGGCAGCGCCAGCTAAAGTTAGCGTAGAACTAGCCCGGTTTGATATACCAGCAACTAACCCAGCAGGGAATGTTAATCCGGCGGATACAAGCGTTTGAGTGCCTTTGCAATAAAATAAAGCAGATGATCCGACAGCTTGGGTTAATGTTAATGATGAACTAAATATCACATCTAAATAAAATGCGGGATACGAGTTCATACTAAATGTCGCCGCGTTCGTTACTCTTGAAAAATCAAGTCTTCCTAGCGCCCAGCCACGATCATAATTAACAACACCACCCGTACCAAGCCCTGTATTGTCAAAAATAACAGTATCTTGTGCTAAAGGAAAATTAGCTGCTGCGGTAGTACCACCAGAAGTTGTAGCAAAAGGCGTGTTTCCACCCCATTGACCAGTAGCATTGGGGGCATACCAATAAACAATTTTTGATGGGGTAGTTGTTATATTTATATTGCCTTGTAGGTCACCAATACTTGTACCCGACCAAGGAGAAGAAGCACCCGCTACTGTAATACCACCAAAATCAATATACGATAGAGATGATACTGCGTTAACAGTTAATGTTACGTTTGTGCTAAGTAATGATGTTGCTGAAGGTCCATCGTAAACTTGAAGTCGTTGGTTATAGGAAGCACCTGATATAGTCAAGGTTCCGTTTATTGTTTGGTTACCGGTAAAATATAAATACGAAATACCGTTAGCAGATGTTACCGTTGCTACTGAAAAATTATTAAATGTATTTGAACCGTTAACGGTTACTATAGATGTTGTTGTATTGTTAAAGCTGACGTTGTAATAAGTAAAAACCGGGCTGGTTCCTGTGCCGCCTACACTAGGTGTGCCTCCAGCAAAATTTATTGTTGATGTACCAGCGTTTAAAGTATTTCCGGCGGTTAAATTGAAACCACTGTTGTTAATCATGTTAACAGTGGATGAGCCTAGCGAAACACTGATATTAGCATTTGATGATTGGGATGATACAAGCCAAGAAGTTAAAGTGTAGTTGTTGGTTGTAAACCCCATGCTATACATATAGATAGCAACAATGCTTGCAGCGGTACTAAAGTTTAAAGTCGGTGTTCCGGCATAACCCCATAATTGAATAGTGCCGAGCTGAACCCCGTTAGTGGCAAAGTTAACCGCCCTATTTGTATTAAAAATAATACCTAGATTACCGTCTATTGTGCAATTGGTAGCCGGTAGGGCAAAGCCGCCTTGTATATGCCAATAAGCACTACCTGCAAAAGCAACAGCCCCCGAAGCAGGAGCAGCAACAGATATTGTGTTGCAAATAGGACAATTTGCGTTGAATGTTTGTGAGTTAGCCGAAGCTGATGCGCTGATCGTGTACGTTCCTGTGCCGCCTGAACCTGTACCTAATGCAGTGATGGTTAAACTTGGGTCAATACCAAATGCGTTTATACGCTGACCAACAGCAATAGTGCCACTTGCTACAGCCGTGACCGTTAAGGTTGTACCTGAAATAGACGCAGTAAATATGGCATCAGGCGTTATAGTTACCGTGTAGCCTGTAGCATTTGATGCGGCGTTAAATATCAATGAGTCAGCAGCCGTAGGGACACCAGCACCGCCAGCACCGCCAGAAGTTAATGACCAGTGTGTAGCAGTGGAATCCCAGTTACCTGAACCACCTACCCAGTAATACGTTGCCATTCACTACTCCGTTTAAACTGCTGGAGGTACATCTCCGGGCAGGGGTTCTGCACCTACAGGGGGGACATATGGCTCAGAAGGGGTCGTAATGATTTTGTACCAATTATCAAAACGCTGGTTCTGTATGGTCGTGATTTCATCAGGCGTTAAAGCGTTAATGTAATCAGGATTGCCAACAATCGCATCGTTATAGGTGTAACCGTTTTTGGTAATGCTGAACTGAATCGCCAGCATCCCGTTGTCTAAAGTTACCATAACGCCTCCTTACGAAGTAGCAGTCGTCGAGTACGAAACGCTTAACTGATCGCTAGAAGCTACCGTGCGGTTGCCGCCAGTAAATGAGCCTGCGCTGTACAAAGTACCCGTGGTGTTATCAATTGACGAGGAACCGTTGATGTTAATAAAACATCCTGCAACCGTACCAGCACCGGTAAAGGTAAAGGTCAAAGCTGCACTTGTTGACTTGGTAGTTACGTTCGATGGCGTTGATCCTGTC